TTCACTTGGTCGTTTAGATTGCGTTACCTTTGTTTCTCCTCCTCTTGCCGCTGTCAAGAACAACTCAGGGGATGAAGCAGATGATATCGTCACATACTTCAAAGAAGATCTAAATCGTTTCAGTTCGTATGTTGTTGCTGACTCAGGTTGGAAGCGCCAATACGATCGTTACAATGACGTGTTTGTAAACGTTCCTTTGAACGCTGACATTGCTGGTCTTTGTGCACGTACTGACAATACCAATGATCCATGGTTCTCACCTGCTGGTCTAAATCGTGGTGCGATTAAGAATGTTGTTAAACTTCTTTGGTCTCCAAACCAAACAAATCGCGACGAATTGTATAAGAATGGTATCAACCCTGTTGCAAGTCTTGCAGGAAACGGTATTGTTCTCTATGGTGACAAGACACTTCTTGCTAAACCATCGGCATTCGATCGTATCAATGTTCGTCGTCTGTTCATCGTTCTTGAGAAGGCAATCTCGACTGCTGCTAAGTTCCAGTTGTTCGAATTCAACGATGTCTTTACTCGTGCACAGTTCAAGTCGATCGTAGAACCATTCCTCCGCGATGTTCGTGGTCGCCGTGGTATCTTTGACTTCCGTGTTGTGTGTGACGAATCAAATAACACTGGCGAAGTAATTGACCGTAACGAATTCGTTGCTGACATCTTTATCAAACCAGCAAAATCGATTAACTTCATCAAATTGAATTTCGTCGCTACGAGAACTTCAATTTCGTTTGAAGAAGTCGGCGCATAACCCTATAAATAAGAAAGAAATGGAGATCTAATAATGGATATTTCACAATTTAAGGGGTTACTTGGGGCTGGTGGTGCAAGACCTAACCAATTCCGCGTACTCCTAACCTTCCCTCAATTGGTTGGTGCAAACATCGGTGAGGCATCTTTGCTTGTTACGGGTGCTGCACTTCCTGCGTCTAACGTAAACCCAACTCTACTTCAGTATCGTGGTCGTGAAGTTAAACTCGCTGGTGAGCGTGTCTTCGATCCATGGACAATTACTATTGTAAACGATACAGAATTTAAACTTCGTCGTCCATTCGAAAGATGGATGAATCTCATGAACAATCTGGTCACCAACAGAGGTGAAACTAGACCAAGCAGCTACCAAACAGAAATCACTGTGACGCATCTTGATCGCAACGATGTTCCTCTTCAAACCTATGTACTTGCAGATGCATTCCCGATTAACATGTCGGAAATTGCTCTTCAGTATGGTCAGAACGATGTCGTTGAAGAGTTTACAGTAACATTCCAGTACCAGCACTATACCACTTTTGCTGGTGGTCGTCCTGAAGAAACTCTTGCGTAATATTGAAAAGTAAAATTGAATAATGGAAATTTTTGGTTATAAAGTTGAAAAATCCAAGGCGGCACCGACGGAAAAATCGTTTGTGCCGCCAACGGACGATGGCGGTTCCGATGTCATAAAGGCAGGTGGTTATTTTGGCACCTACCTTGACTTAGACGGAACCGCCAACACCGAGGCAGAACTTATTAAAAAGTATCGCGACATTGCCTTCATGGCAGATGTCGATTCTGCCATTGATGATATCGTGAATGATTCTATTTCAAACCTCGACGATGAACGTCCAGTTGAAATCAATCTTGATAATGTCAAACTATCTGACTCTATTAAGAAAAAGATTCAACTAGAGTTTGAATCAGTTTTAGATCTATTAGAGTTTAATCTAAGAGCGCAAGACTATTATCGTCGTTGGTATATTGATGGTAGAATTTACTTTCATAAAGTAATTGATACCGCAAAACCAAAAGAAGGTATTACTGATATTCGTTTTATCGATCCTCGTAAGATTAAAAAAGTCCGAGAGATCTTTAAAGAAAAAGATGAAAAATCAGGTGTTGAGTTCATCAAGAAGATCGAAGAATACTTTGTTTATAATGAACGTGGCATTGTCCTGGATAAAGCACAAACTGCTTCTCCTGGATCTGCTGCAACAATGAAGGTTACTAGAGATGCGATTTGCTATGTTCCTTCTGGTCTGAGTGATCAGGATAAGAACATTCCATTGTCGTATTTGCATAAAGCGATCCGCCCTGCCAATCAGTTGCGCATGATGGAAAACGCTGCAGTAATCTATAGAATTTCGAGAGCACCAGAACGTCGCGTATTCTATGTTGACGTCGGTAATCTCCCAAAGATTAAAGCGGAACAATACCTTGCTGGTATTATGAATCAGTATAGAAATAAACTGGTCTATGATGGCAACACGGGTGAAATCCGTGACGATAAAAAGTTTATGTCAATGCTTGAAGATTTCTGGTTGCCTCGCCGCGAAGGTGGTAGAGGAACCCAGATTGAAACACTTCCAGGTGGTCAGAGTCTCGGCGAAATCGGTGACATCGACTACTTCCAGAAGAAACTATTTCAATCATTGAACGTTCCAATTTCAAGAATGCAACAGCAGTCAGGTCTAAACTTTGGTCGTGCTGCTGAAATTAACCGCGACGAGTGGAAGTTTACCAAGTTTATTGCTAGACTTCGTCGTCGTTTCTCGTTAATGTTTGATGACCTCCTGAAGACACAGTTGATTCTAAAGGGTATTATCACTGAAGCAGACTGGGAATCCATCAAATATAAGATTCAATATAACTTTGCAACTGATGCATATTATACAGAATCGAAAGAACAGCAAATTCTACAGTCTCGTATCGAGATTCTAAACGGAATGGCAAACTATATTGGTTCGCTCTACAGCAAAGAATATGTCCAAAAGAATATTCTGAAACTTACTGACGATGAGATAGCAGAGATCGAAGCATCGAATACTGCGAATCCACCAGAAGTTCCACCTGCAGAAGAGCAACCACCACAACCAGAACAAACTGAACAAGGATAATTATCATGGAAAACAATGTAACAGATCTAATAAATAACATTGAAAACGGTACTCTTGCCGACGCAGAACAAGTATTTAATGATATCATGGACATTAAAGCAGGCACTGCGTTAGATGCATACAGACAGCAAATTGCGATGAACGTTTTTAATGGTCAAGAATCAGAACCTGAAGAAGAATCTGATACTGACGTTGAGGATGAATCGGAAGAAGACTTTACGGGAGAAGACGATGCTGAAGTTTAAGGATTTAATGGAAAGACTTAATGTCGCCAAGGCAAAAATGGGCGATGTGATCAAGGATTTTCAGGATTCTGATGCGCCCCAGTTTAAGGGTAAGAGCGACGAGAAGCGTCGTCAGATGGCAATCGCTGCCAAACTGTCAAAGGAAGAAGTTGAGCAGACTGACGAAGCACTAAAGGGTGGTCAACATAAGATTGACGCGAATAAGAATGGTAAAGTTGACGGACACGATTTCAAAATTTTGCGTAATGCAAAGAAAGCAAGATACCAGTAAGGATTAAGAGATGGCAACTAAAGCAGTTCTAAAACTAACACAGGTTCATGGTGTTGTTAAAGTGCGTGGTACTGGTAGTGCCGAGATCGCCCTAGCAACTGACTTGAAGAAGTCGACTGAAACTCAGTCGTCACCAAAGGCAAATATTCGCACACTCCATTGGGCGTTGTCGGTTGGATCAACTGCTACGGTCACTAGAAATAGTGTTGTTCTTTACTATCTTTCCGGATCAGGGAAGATGGAATTTATGGGATGGTCAGACAACGAAGAAAATGGTTCTAATATTGTTGTAGATTTCTCGTCAGGAACTGGTTCAGTTGTATTAGAACTTGCTAAGGTCTCTGGTTATGGACCACAAGCGCACCAGAATCAAGGAGATCTAGGATAATGAAACTTATTACTGAAGTCGTTGAAGACGTAAACCTTTTAATCGAAGAAACAAACGGTAAGAAAACACACTTCATTGAAGGTGTGTTTCTGCAATCTAACTTGGCAAACCGCAATGGTCGTGTATATCCAAAAGAGATTATGTCAAAAGAAGTCGAGAGATATAACGAAAGTTATGTCAAATCGAATCGTGCTCTCGGAGAACTCGGTCACCCAGATGGTCCATCGATTAATCTAGATCGCGTTTCGCACATGATTGTTTCGCTTAGAGAAGACGGTGACAATTATATTGGTAA